AACAACGTTGAAACCAGCAGCAGGTTTGACATACTTGCCAATCTTCTTGAGGAAGACACCTTTGCCTTCAAGCACAGACTGAAGACACAGAATCTTGTTGGAAGCAAGGTCAATCTCATCCAGCAGCAGAATAGCACCGCGATTCAATGCTTGAACGACAGGACCATCATGCCACACAGTCTCACCGTTGACGAGACGGAAACCACCAATCAGGTCATCCTCGTCAGTTTCGATGGTAATGTTAACGCGAATCATCTCACGTTTCAGCTGAGCACAAGCTTGCTCCACACCGAAAGTTTTTCCGTTACCAGAAAGACCAGTGATGAAGATAGGGTAATACTGGCGAGAAGAAAGAATCTTCTTAATATCACTAAAGTTACCAAAGCTGACGAAGGTAGCATCTTTCTCGGGAATAAAGTTTTCGGGATTTTCGACCACAGATTCTACAGCAGGTTGACTATAAGTTTGCTCTAGTTGCTCAATAGCAGTCAGATGCCACATGCCGCGATGCACCTTAAACTGCTCCAGTTTCTTAGTGAGAGTCTGGTAAGACATACCGATCTCATCAGCATAAGCACGAACATCGGCGGCAGTCACTACCGAACCGAAGCGGTCAATCATAGGTGCGACTTCAAAGTTTTTCATGGTGTGGGTTGTTTCGTATGTAAGTATTATAGGGGAAAAGAGGTGAGGGCGCAAGCCCCCAAGTGATTAGGTTAACTAATGAGTGTGGCGAAGGAGGTCAGCATCTTCTTATTGACGCCTTTCTTAGAAAGTGCCTTAGTAAATGCGGTGCCGATTTCTTTCTCGGAAGCATCCTCGGCAACATCAAATTCGCTATTCGCAGATAGCGAATCGGTGCCCATCAGATAGAGTGCCTGATAACCAAGATGCTCAACCAGCTCAGCAGACTTAGATTTCCTCCATTGCTTCTGAACTTCATTCCAATCGGTTTTACAATCTTCAGCATTGTAGGTGGTGTTAAGACCACGACCATTCACCAGACGAATACCAATCAGGTTTACATCCGAGAAACGATCACGCACATTTTGAAGAAATACTTTGGTGATAAGATCCGAGTTACCATAGTAACCTCCACCATCAAAGCGAGGATATACACGACCAGTCTTGCGGTCACGCAGAACACAATCACTGCTTACATAAGAAGTGCCCATACGGCTACCGTAAGTCTGATCGGTATAGTAATTGATATTAGAAGATTCACCGTCAGTCAAAATAATAACGTTAGTTTTTTGAACCTTGTTACGCTTCTGAAAGTTGGGGATAAGTGCGGTCAGAGAGATTGCTGCTTCATGAAGAGGAGTGCCAGAAAGACCATACCCCGCAGGAAGATAATATCCAGAATAGGATGCTTCACCAACCACAAGGCGCCAAAAGTTTTTCAGTTGTGCTTCAAGATCTTTACCATTTCGCCCATTGCTGCTGACAAGATTCAACATATTGAAGTTGTCACACAGTTTCACCTGACCCGCTTTAGGAGTCTGAAGACGAGAAGATTTGGTGCGAGTTTGAGTCTCATAATCGTAGGATTTGTGATACCAATAATCATTGGTAAAAGCATAGATGTCAAAAGGAATCTGCACTTTCTTACAAAACCAAGCAAGATTGAGCAGTTGCTTAGCAGTATCCTGAAGAATATTGCCCATCGAACCAGACCAATCAAGGATAAAAATCAAACCGTGATTCTTACCATCGGGCACAACGTTAACTTTTTTAAATACATCTTCATTCCACTTGTAGGTATGAAGCAGTGCCGTATCGAGAATACCAGTCTTGGCAGTAGATGAACGGGCATACTGATCTGCAGACTTACGCATTTCAAACTCTTTCACAAGGTAGTTAACCTCACGTTGAGCTTCACTACGAAAAGTAAGATACTGTTTGTCAACTTCCCTAAAGAGAGATTGCGATTGCTCACCAAAAGTTTGATTACAATCTTCTTGAACTTCTTTATTGGTAATAACAAATTTTTCTACTTTCAAGTCAGGCAACTCAATATAGTTGAGATGATGAGAACGAGGGTGGTCACTAATCAGTTGTTTCTGATTCTCAGTGAATGCCTTGTCAGTTTCAGACTCAAGTGTATTGTGTTGACCACCAGAAGTAGCTCCTTCGCCCGCACCTTGAGGTTGATTAGCATCAGCACCATCACCTTGAGTTTGATTACCATTCCCAGACATTTCTTGCGATTGCTCGTCTTCGCCTTGATCACCCTTACCTTGAGTAGAATCACCCCCATTTTGAGTAGATTGCTGAAGGTCGCCTTGCGCCTCAACAACCCGCTGTTGCTCCTGTTCTTCAGTGTATTGAAGAATCTTACGAGCAACTTCTACAACTTGCTCAAAAGTTTCAGCATTGGCGAGCTCATCTACCAACAGCTTCTCTTCATCACTCCAAGAAAATACCTCACCAGCATGAATACCAATCTTAAAATAAAGATTCACACGGTCAATCAGAGCATAAGAATCTAACTCACGCTCACCAATACAGAAGAAGTCTTCATCTTGTAGCTCTTTGTAACCAGCATAGAAGTTACGAGCAAGGCCAGGAAACTTACGCTTCATCAGTTTTTCGATGCGAGCATCTTCGCACACATTCAGATAGGATTGAGGAATGCCATAATCATTACCCCACTTGTCAGGAGTATACAGAGCGTGACCGACTTCATGCCCCACGAGCATAT